ACGCATTCATGTCCAGCGCTCTCCATCCCAAAACGGAAACCACCGATTCCTGCGAATAGGTCAATAAATTTCACAGATCTTCCTCCTTGACAAACGTGCCATTTATCATCTTTCCTTTCCGATTCTTAATTTCTTCGTATGCCAAACCGAGACATTCAGTCACATCAAGGTCTAACTGGTGAGTTAGCACGATGATTGTTACCAACGTGTCACCAATAGCGTCCTTAAGTGCTGCTTGTGGTTCTGTGAATTTCGTTGGTTTCAAGAGGACATCCCGAATTTCTCCGACCTCCTCCGTGATTCGCATCCACTGAATCTTTGGGTCAGCTTGTTTTAAATTTCGCTCGTCTGCCCAGCGGTTGATTTTAGTAATCAGATTATTCATCCGTTACCTCCGCATTCTCGATTTCAAATTCGACATTTTCTAGCACTAAATTATTTTGAAAATCTATGAAAGCTTCGATTGCGTCTGCATCTTCGGGACTGTATATAGACACTTCCTCAAGAAAATCGTAAATATCTGTGGTGCAAACGCCATACTCTGTACGCTCGTGAGTTATTTCTGCTTCCAGAACGTCGTAACATGCAGTGTAGCTAATTTCGTTAGTAGTGTATTTATAATTTTTAATCTTCATCACTCCACCTCTTTCACTTCAACGCCTGGGCAATCAAACACCCAGCCAAAGCCGTTCGCTTCTAGCTCTGTTCTCGTAAAACTTCCACCCTCACTATATTGAGTCCTTGTAAACTGTGGCGTTAATTCCTCGTTGTTTAAGTAATATTTGCCTAGATATTGCCCTAAACGGCCTTTAATTTTAACCGTGTACCTAGCCTCTTTCTCGACCTCGTAGCCAAACTGGTGCATATTGACGATAGTAGTGATGGCTTCGTTCTTGCCAGTATGGTACATCCAGTATTTGAACTCGTCCCATTTCGTATCAGCCCAGCTTGTAAGATATGCCCAAATATCCTCATTTAAGTCATTCTTATGTTCCTCATACCAATCCGCCACGTATTGCGGCACCACTGGTTTCTCGAAGAACGAGTCATATAGGTCTTCTGCGTAAGATACAGAACCACCAGATATCCTTGATATTGTCCGCACTGCTTCTTCTCGATTTACTGCTTCTTGTCTATCCATTGTTTTCTCCCTCTAGCAAAATCTTTTCTAACTGCTCAATCGTTTCGGTTTGTCCCGTCTGCGAACGGCGTTTTTACAAAAATGATATTAGGGCCAATAGAGATGTGCCCGATATCATCGACATTTAAAATTGTGTCCATATCAATTCCTTGTGCGATGTTTGTAACTCTAATAAATTTAGCCATTACTAACCTCCTTTAACTCCACTTCATGGCACTTGCTACCGCCATACTTAGCACCTTGTCTGTGAAACTCGTTCAGTGCCTTATTCTTGTCCTTGTATTGAATACGTTGGTATAGCTTGCCATTCTCAAATACTGATACCGCCCAACTCATTTCATGCTCCTTAATTCCCATAGTTATCGGTTCCGGCCCTTCTCTGAAAACCTTTGCCGGATTCTTTGCTATAAATCGTCTTAACCATTGCATAGCTCGACCATCTTTCTTAACAAGCCTTCATCCGGTAACTGCTCCAGTGTCAGAATACGATTGAGCTTTTTAATGTCGATACCTAGCTTAACGCTGATAAGCTCCATGCCCTTACGATTAGACCAAAACCACCTTGAAAATTCTTGTGTCTGATCTAATACGCTAGTATGCCCATAGTTGCCCGGTGCGTATACACCAACAAGCTTGTCTTTATATTTGCTATTCATTCAAGCTCCTTCGATATCTAACACAATCTTAAATTTCCCAGATTCACCACTTAGCCCGCCATACTGAAACGACATCATTTTGATAACTTCGTGATTGTCGTCTGGCCACAAATTGGCATCCGTCAAGCCGTCTATAAGGGCTTTAACAGTAGGATATAGGTTAGGTGGGTCTAATCTTCGTCTGGTTGGTGCATAAACCGTGACAAGCACTTTACAAGGCTTATCTGGGCTATATACCGGCTTAATGTTAAGTCCTGCTTCTGCTCTTGCTATCAATCGCAGTTTCTTGACCATTCGGCCCTCTGCTTGATAGTGAAATCTGTCGTTACTGTTGATAACTAGATTTTGAGCAGGTTTAGCTTTTGACCTTGGTAATAGAAATTCTAATTTCATAGTTCACCCAACTAGAATGGCAGCATGTCATCCGTGATGTCCATTGGGTTACTGTTCCCGTACGGACCGTTATCTCTCGCAAAGTTTGGCCCTTGCTGTTGCGGTGCTTGCTGACCATAAGGCCCAGCATAGCCACCGTTATCATTGCCAAACGCTCCCGATGTGTTGCCTTGAGTTGCGCTACTGCCTTCACGCGCCGCACGGCTTTCTAGCATTTGGAAGTTCTCAGCGACTACCTCAGTGACATACACTCGTTGCCCTTGCTGATTCTCGTAGCTACGAGTCTGAATGCGTCCAGTAATGCCAATCAACGCCCCTTTTTTAGCCCAGTTAGCCAAATTCTCAGCTTGCTGACGCCAGATAACACAGTTAATAAAGTCCGTTTCACGTTCACCGTTAGCGTCCTTGAAGTTGCGGTTAACGGCTAGGTTGAAAGATGCTACTGCGACATTGTTACCAGTGTATTTTAGTTCGGGGTCACGAGTTAAGCGCCCAACTAGGACGGTTGAATTAATCATGTTCCTTTATCTCCTTTTTTAGTCCATTCCTTCGTAAAAACTCATGCCAAGTTGTTCTTCAAAATCTTTGTCGTCAATAGCCAACTTAGCTAGTTCTGTTATCATTCTGATTTTAGTTTCTCGACAAGGTTGATATCCATATTTAGCGTATTTCATTATTCTGTTAAATGTGCTTACCGGATAAGGCAAATCATCATCAATGACTAGTCGTTTAGTGTGTAGATGTTCAAAGAATTCCTCTTGAAATGCTACTTCATAAACCGCCAAATAATCATCTTCATCAGCGTTGTCATAGTTTTTGTAGTAAGCAAATTTTGTTATCGTAAAATCAAAATCTGAAATCATGTCTTCCGGTTTCCCGAATTTCTTTCTGATTAGCTCTACTCTCACTTTCTCTTTGATGAAATAAACCGCCCAAACATTTTTATTTTCGTAAGAAAACCTTATTTCACTAGGCTTTTCTTCCATCTGCTTTTTAAAATATTTTCGAGCGTTATTAAAATCTGCTTCACATTCAAAGAACATGTCAATGTCATTGACCCGCTCATTGTTGAAGATGTTCTTGAAACATCCACCAGCTATGTATCCTTTATGGCCAATCAAGAACTTATCTAGCCACCAAATTTGTCGATAATTGTATATATCCCTTACCTCATTTCAGAATTTCATAATTTACGAAGTTATCATCAAGCAGCTTAGCGAATTGATGCCATTGATTTTCGCCGCCGTGGAAAGTAAGGGCAAGATTGACCTTGTACGGTTCAGCGGGTTTGCTAGGCACTTCCTCGACTGGTTTGACATCTTCGATAACCTCACCAGTTTCAGCGTTGACCGCCTTGATTTCCTCGCTAGCTGACTGTTGGGCCATTGCTTCAATTTCTGCCAATCGTGCCGCTTCTGCTTGCTTTTTTGCTTCTGCCTGCTGCTTACGCTCTACGGCTGCATCGCGGTCCTTTTTCATTTGCTTCAAGATTTCAACTAGAGGTGTATCATTCTGCAACGCTCTTGTGTATGGCTCAGCCGGTAGCTCATAGTCAAGGGCTTGCTCCTCAATCATGGCAACGTTAGCCTTGTACTCCTCAAGTCGGTCATACTCGGCCAAAACAAGAGCGTCGATTTCTTCGATAGTTTCCTTCTTGAGCTCCATCTTCTTGTCTTTGAAATATTTCTTCAAAGAATAGCCATCATACTTATCTTTGAATGTGCCCTTGTCTAGTCCGGCTAGCTCGCATTTGCTTTCAAATACTGATCTAACGTGGTCAACTCGGAGCAATCTATTGTGTTCGTCAATTTCGTCTCGTTTGGCACGTAACTTATTGATAAGTCCTTCGAGCGGCTCTTTAGATGTCTTGAAATTAGCTTCAAACTCATTAAGCGGATTCTTGTACACTTTCGAGATGTCTTTTCGCTTGCCGTCCAACTTTGTCAAGAGCCCATTGAAGCGTGTAAACTCCTTCTTGATATCGTCATATTCCAAGTTATCAAGTTGTTCATCAGACAACTCACTAACTGCTGTCTGAATGGCCTTGTCGAATGCGTCAAAATCAAAGCTAATTTTCCCCGGCGTATAGACCGGTTCGATTGTTTCCAAGAAAATATTTGTTGCGTTGTTCGTTACGTCCTTCATGTTCTATCCCTTTCGGTTATTGATTTGTGTTTGAATGTCGTTGCTTACCACGTTAAAACCTGCTACTAGCAACTCATGGAAATCATTTAGTTTGTACTTCTTCAAGTAGTAATTTGCGACTGTTTCAACTGATTGACCAGTAATTAGAGCTAACTCATTGATTTGCTGCATAATAAAGTCATGTTGCTCATTGCTGATGAAGTTGGGTTGTTGATCGATTCTTGACTCGTAGCGTGCTTGTTGTGGTTGCTGATTTTGATGCGGTTGTGGGTTGTGAGATTGGTTTGGTCTCAAACTCTCCTCTGCCACTTCAAAATGGTCCACGTCTTCCTCACCGATTGCAAAGAGTGCTTGTATGGCGTACTTGC